GATCGTCCTTGAGCTTTTCATAAGTCAGCTCATACATCGCGTGCTTGAGCAGATAGTGGGATTTTTCCGCCAGCTGGTACTTCATAAGCAGCTCTCCTTTGATGGAACTTCCTTGATCAAGCCATACGCTTGCAAGTCAGCAAGCGAAAAATTGAAAACTTTGCGCTGACGAACACACTTCGCTTCATCGGAGGGTGCATCGCCATACTGCTCAACCGCCAGCAGCGGGTACGGGGACGGCGTAAAGTAAATTTTGTGATATGGCCAGAGCAGCCAAGCAGAGTGCTTGCCATGCTCAAACAACATTTCACTGCTTTTCGGCAGTTCAAGCCACGACAGCTCGGCGGCTTTTTCAGCGGCCAGCTTATACAGACCGCGCTTTGTCGGGTGAAAACGGTAAGGCATTACTTTTCTTTCCTCCTTAATTGGTTTTGCTCGCAACAGACTGGAAACGGCGGAGAAACTTCGCTGCACAGGTCGAGCAAATAACCCGCGTATCAGTCATGATGCGGCTCCTTGCCTAATACAACAGGCGGCACGATGCGCACTGGAGGACGCCCTGCCTTTACCATCTTTGCAATTGCAGATGCACGATCAGGGTCATAAACCTTGCGTCCACCGATGTAAATGTCACCGGTGTAGCCGCGCTCCAACTCACTCTTTACTGTGTGAGCATTAACACCGAGGTCGGCTGCGATGTTCGCTACCTTATATCCGGCAATCCACATCTCGTAAATACGCTGACGCATTGCATCGGTAATTGCTCTTTTTACTTCGGACATTTTTGCACCTCCATTCGGATTTTTTGTAATAAAAAAACTTACCTCGAGGACTACTCCTTTGCGGTAAGTTAATTATTGCATTTTTGGTACCAGAAATAGTGGCATAAGTAGCCTTGCTAAGCAGGTAATTGTATGCAACGGTACTTGCACAGATAGCTGCACGCGCAGTTGCAGAGGCTGCAATAGCCGCCATAGCAACCTGAGAGGATGCAATCGCGGTCATGTCAGCATAGCCCGACGGATCCAGATTAGCGAGGATTGCAACGGTCTTACCCATGACCGCACTGGTGGCTCCGGTGAACGTCTTCCACGCGGTCGCGTTGGCCTGCAGCGCTTTGATTGCGGTGTCGCTGCGCCACATAGCAGCCATTGCTACCGGCGATTTAACAATAGCCGCCATAGCAACCTGAGAAGCCACTACCGCGTCAATATCCTTATACGCCGAGCAGGACAGGCCCGCCAGCGTAGCAACCGACTTACCAACGGCCAGCTTGCTGCCGCCAGCCGCGCGCCAGATCAGCTGGTTATTTGCCAGCTCCTTGCAGCGAGCCGAATCGCTGAGCAGATCGTCCCAGTCGGTAAACTCGTAGAACTGGTGCATCCATGTCAGCACCGCATCGTCTGCCACATCACTGCCGAGCAGCAGCTCAAGCAGCTTGTCGCTGTTGCGGTCGGGCAGCTCGATCGGCACGCCGAGCACCACACTGACGCCGCCGAGGTTGGCGGCAAACTCCTTTGCATGGGTTGGGTTTGCAAGGATCGCCTCCATCCGGCGGATACCCTTGCGGTAATTCGACTTAAACGCACCCGCATACGCCATAAAATCGCTCTGATTTGCTAACATTTATCTTTCGCCTCCATACTCTACGGCAATGTAATTGATTTTAACTGCGTCAGCCGTGGTCGTTGTGCCGCTGACCAGTTTGGTCTCTTTGTGAGACGGGTTGGTACCCGTCTCAGTACCGATATAGTAAGTTCCGGTCTGCAAGGTACGCAGGTAGTACAAAAATCCCTCGGCGGTGATGTCCTTGACCAGCACAACGCCATCAAAGTCCTCGGCCTGACATACAACTTGCGGGATGCCCTCAAACGCCTCTCTAAAATGGTAGGTGTTCCAGCCCGCCCCTGCGTTGGTGATCGTGCCGACCTCCATCTCGGTGTCCTGCAGCTCGCCAACGCCGGAGTCGCTTTCGCCGCCGTTTGGGGCATCCATCGCACCGACTACGTTATCCTCCGTAAAGCCTGCAAACTGTCCTTTCTTGCCGGTCAGCTTGTCGAGCTTTTTATCGAACAGCGCCTTGTGCGCGGTTGTACTCTTGTTATGCGTATCTACAGCGCCCTTGCCCTCGTAATTCATCGCGGGCAGCTGCGCTGCTGGCACCTTGCCGTCAGCGCCCAGACCTGCAATGCCGCCTGCCTTGCCCTTATCCTTCGCCGATACCGCGCCCAGATCAGAGGCAGTCAGACTGCCGCCTTTCACGGTCTTCTTGACCTCGGAAGCCAATTCCGTGGTCTTTACACGCGCTGCAACTTCGTTGTCCAGCTTGTCCCAGTTGGCGTTAAGCGCCTGTTCAATATTAAACGTGCTCGCGCCGTCCTTGTCCTTCTCGTACTCAAACAGCCCGAGATTTTTTGTTGTTTTGCTCACTGTATCACTCCTCAAACGCAAAATCGCTGATGGGGTGCGACTGCAGCTCATCAACCGTCATAGCGGACACCTCACGCACCAGCAGCCAGCGCCAAAGGAACTGCACCGCCAGATGGCACGGAATTGTGCGGTCTACCGCCTCCTGCAGTGCCGCAAGCTCGGCCGGTGCGGGGATGCCGTAAGCGCCGATAAACGTCAGCACGACCACGCCCTTTACAAAGCCTACGCTGATCTCGCCGTTTTTCCAGCTGTCGCACACGCGCTGAATCAGGTCAACGTCACACTTGCCCGAGCCGCGCCACCGGGCAATCAGTGCCGTGCGGCGCTCCTCAAACGTGCCGGTCGAGGCCAGTCCGGCGTCGCGCTCCTCAATGGCAAGCGCCCACGTCATACTGCCCGGAAACAGCTGCTGCGTGATGTCGAGCATCCGCTCGCGCTGCGTGTCGTCGAGCGACTGGATCGCGGCAAGCAGGTCGCACACCCACTTGTCCGTCCGGTACGCCACCGGCAGGCTTTTCCGCATGTTGTCAAACTCAGCCATAGATGATCGTCACCTCGCCCAGTACCGGACATTCGCGTTCCGCGATGGCAATATTTACGATACCGCCGGATACCTTTAAGCCGGCGTAGTCAATCACGCCCGGCGTGTCCATGATGGCCGCACCGATCTGTGCATAGCTGATGTAGTCCTGGGTAAAGACCGTGCCTGCCAGATACGCCGCAACGCTCTCCTTGATGCCGGACGTCAGGATGTCCTCGGTCACGGTGTCCGATTTGGACACCGTGCAACTGACCGTGATAGCCTTGCCGGTCGCGGCAGTAACAAAGCACTGTGCACCGATGGGCGCCTGTCCGCGGCCTGCGCCCTCGCTGTCCGGGTCGATGTAGTCCTGCACCGACTTAACCAGTGCAGGCGATGCAGGCTGACCGGCGTTGTCCGCGATTACGACATCAACTGTGTTGACGCCCTGCACCCGCGGGAACACCTTGACATGACCGACACCGGCCACCTCAAGCGCCCACTGCACATAGTGGTAGATGTTACCGCTCGTCGCAGGCGTGCGCAGAACGACCAGATAGCGTGCATAATACTCGCTGTCGGATTCCTCCGCGTAACCGCCGCCAATCGGCTCAGGGTTATCACACGAGGCAATGCCCTGCACTGCCACCGGCATCTGCGTCACGCTGTGCGCGGGCAGATTGCCTGCCGTACCGTCCACCGTGCAGGTGACCGGTACCGTGCCCTCGCCCTCAATGGCTACGGTCTCGGTTGCGTAATACTGGACACCGCCGCCGGACTCAAACAGCGTGCCCTGCTCGACCGTGCCCGTGCCGGTGACGGTCAAGCTGCCGTGTGCAAAGGTCGCCGCCTTGCGCTCCAAGCCGGAACGCGGATAGATGTAGCGGTCAAGGGCACTGTCGTGCAGATTTTCCGGGTCAAGCTGCTGTCTGGCCTCGTCAATCGTTGTGTCCGTGCCCTCCATCCGCAGGCTGACTGCGGCTAAAAGGTCGTAAGTCGGGAAACCGATGGTCTTTTGATAGCTTTCCGGCATTGCGGACAGCATCTTGTCTAAAATCTCACTTGCTGACAAACGTCGTCACCTCCTCACTCTCTCCGGTGTGCAGCCGGACCGTGAAGCGGACCTCCACGCCGCGCCACACGCGCGTAAACTTAAAACTGTCAAGTGACCGGATGGCCGGACAAAACGCAGCGGTCTCTCGCACGTTGCGCTCAATCTCGGCAAAAATCCAGCCCTCCGGCACGCGCCGGTCCAGGCTGACCGCCTCCACGCCCGGCTGGGTCGTGCCGCTCGTGCGGTAGATCGGGATTGCACCCGGTTTCTGACGCAGCATCAGCTCAAGCCACTGCTTGACCGCCTCCACGCCCTGCCGCTCGACCAGAGCGCCGTCCACCAACGGGAAACTGCCCGACCTGCCGTCCTCATGGAACACAAACGCCGGAGAGCGCCCAATGCTCTCCGCGACCTGCGCGGGCAGCTCCTCCGGGATAACCGGAAACACATCGGCCATAGCCGACACCTCCTAAACTTACATATGCCAATCAGCAGCCGCCACGCTGTCCGCCAGCGTCGGTGCAGGCTGCAGCATCGCCGTCGCAAACGCGATGATCCACCCGACCGTCAGGTCGATGCGCCCGCGGCTCTTTTTCTTGGTCGGCTTGATGTTCTCGTTGTCGTCACTTACGCACCGCACGTTCAAAAAGCACTGCCGCGCGGCCGTATTATGGACGTGCAGCATCTCATGCGCGCGGATGAGCCGCTCCAGCTCCTTCATCGGCGGCGAGATGGTCCGGATACCCTGCGGAATCTCGACAACCTCGGTCACCGTGCCGGACAGTGCCTCGCGGATGCGCTGCATCACGGTCGCGCCCAGATACGGGTCAAAACCCACCATCCTGAGGTCGTAGTCCCGCGCCGCCTGCACCACAGCGTAAGCCACATCCTCAAAGTCGATGATATCGCCCTTACAGCCGTGTAAGAATCCTGCGCGTATCCAGTCGCGGTACGGCACATGGTCCTCGCGCTCGCGTGCGTCAATGCCGTCAAGCGGCATCCACCCGGTAGGCAGAGCCACCCACCTGTCCAGACCCTCCTGCGGCGGAAACACCAGCACAAAGGCGGTAAGGTCGGTGCTCTTGGAGAGGTCAACGCCGCCGTAGCAGGTCTTGCCGCGCAGCAGCTGCACGGCCTCGCGCCAGTCCTTGCAGCCAGGCGGATTCCACTGCGTTTTGTCATAGATGGTTATCGGTATCCACCCGACAGTTGCCGTGGCAATCCACTGGTTAAGCCTGAGCCACCGGAACAGCCGCTCGGCGGCCTCGCTTTTCTTGGCGTCCGCCGCCTGAGCACGGATGGTGGCCATCTTGAGCGTCTTGCCGAGCGACGGATTGCACCGCCGCCACAGGTCCTCGTCGTAGATGTTGAGGTTTTTCAGCTCGTCCTCGTCCTCGATCAGTCCGAGGCCGTAGATGATTGGCAGCCACCGAGGATCATCGTAGGCTTTCTCATCCCTCGCGCCGCGCCGCCATCGGTAGATAGCGAGCGCCTTCTCGTGGACTTCCCAACCGATGCTCTTGCGGTCGGGGTCGTCACCGGCCGTCGTCAGCACGATCCACACCGGCTGACGGCGAGCGTCACCGGAACCAAACGTCATAACATCCCACAGGTCGCGGCTCGGCTGGGCGTGCAGCTCGTCAAAGATAACGCAGCTCGGCTTGTAGCCGTGCTTGCTGTACGCCTCGCTGGACAGCACCTTGAGCCTGCTGCCGCTCGTCTCGTCGTAGATGGTCTTCGTGCTGTCCACGATGCGGCTGCGCTTTTTCAGCGCCGGACTCTGCTCGACCATGTACTTGGCCGCTGCAAAGACAATGCCCGCGTTGTCGCGGTCAGCCGCTACAACGTAAACCTCGCCGTTGATCTCGCCGTCGGCAAACAGGTGATAAACCCCCAGACCGGCAGCGATTTCCGACTTGCCGTTCTTCTTGGCAATCTCCAGATAGAGATACTGGTATCGCCGCAGGTAACTGCCTGCCGGGTCGTCCTCATCCTCGATCAGCTGACCGTAAAACTCGGTTATCATGTTGCGCTGCCAGTCCATCAGGCGCAGCGGCACACCGCTGGAGCACGTCAAGCACTCCAGAAAATCGCAGACAAACTGCGCCTGCTCCTCGTCAAACATTCCGCTGCACCTCCTCCGTTACAGACTATCCAAAACCAGCAGCTGTGCCCCATGCAGCAGCGCCGCCGCCTGCATGCCGACCTTCCACTCTTTTGCGCGGGCGGTCGCGGTCATAATCAGGCCGGTGCTGCTGTCAAACTTACATTCTTTGTCCGCAATCGTAAAGATCAGCTTGGGCGTTACCTGCACGACCTCTGCCCTGTACCACGGCTGCGGCTTGCGGTTGACCTCGGCACGGCTTGTCTCTCGGATGACCCGCGCCAGTGCCGTATCCCATGCCATAGGCACGCACTCCTTTCCACATCTTCCACAGTGTTATCCACAAGCATACAATATCTTGTGTTATCCCCACGGCGTACAGAAACCGGACACCTCGCCATAGCTGCGCGTTACGCGCTTGACGCTGTTGGTGCAGTTGCCCTCCACCGTCTCAAACGACGATGCTCCGGCAGATATTACAATGCCGATGTGACGGTCGCCCTGAATCATCAGGTCACCCGCCTTGGGCTTGTAACTGCCTGCCGCTCTGTACTTGCCGCGAGACTTGAAATAGCTGCTCATATCGCCAACGTAGCCGTAGCTTGTCGGGATTGGTGCGCCAGACTTGTACGCACACCAGCAAACAAAATAAACACACCAGGCAACGCCGTTGTGACCTGCCCACTGGCCGTACTTGTTGATGTCCTTGCCGGACTCCTTGTAACCGACCTCGCCCAGTGCCGTATTGACAAACGACACCGCACTGCCCGAGCTGCCGCCCGAGCCGCCGATGATCGCAGAGCCGTTTTTACGTCCCCAGCGATTACACTCGGCGTTGCTGCTCATCAGCAGGTCAAAGTGGTACACGCCGTTCTCAATCTGGATGGCGCCGCCGCGGTCGTTGACCGTGTAGGTCGTGCCGTCAAGACTTGTGCCGGTGTCACGGACGGTAATTTTCGTACCGAACGGCACAGACGGCGGTGCGGCGCAGGTTTTCTTGCTCGGGTCGAGCCTGTTGCCTTGTGCATCCAGATAACCGCCCTCCAGCGCATTGTTAGCCGGATAGTAGGCGGTAAACAACGCCTTGACAATGGTGCCGCCCGAGCCGCCGTCACTGCCGCCGGACAGATCCGGCAGGCCGAACACCTGCACCTTGTCCGTGCTGGCGGCCTTGATGGCTGCCGTGTCAGTCTTGCCCTCGGCGGCGGCTCGCACCTGCTCGAGCGCCGTGATTTCGAGCGCCATCGTGTGTCCTGCACCGCCGTAGTGATGCTCGACGCGAGTAATACGGAAGTTGCCCTTGATGCCGAACGCGGGCGAGTTGAATCGCAGTACCACGCCGCTCTTCACCTCATCACAGCCCCAAATCTCGGAGATAGAGCGCGTCTGCCCTACCTTGTCGGCATTTTTCAGCAGGTTCTTGACCATCTGCCCGAGCACAGCCGTGCCGGGGTTCTCGGTGACGGTCTCCACGTGCTGCATAAAGCCGTAACGCTTGATAGATGCCGCGTTGCTGGCCTGTGCGCCGATGTACGCCTTGCCGTCGTCCTCGGCGGCAATGACAACAGCGTTGTAGGTGTCCTGGGTGCTGTCCTCGCCGCTCACCTGACCGAGCGCCCATGTGATGTCAAATGCGGCGATATTTTTCGCCGGCTTGTGATATGCCTTGATGGGTGCGGTCGGCAGTGCCTCGACCTGCAGGCCGCTGTCGTCCACGCGGTGGCGGTACTGCTTGCCGGTCGCAGACGTGCAGGTGTTCAGCACATCGCTGATAATGTCAGCGGGCGTACTGCCGGTCCACAGCTGCGTGATCTTGGTCGGCAGGCTGCACACCTTGCCGACCGTTACGCCCGCCTTGGCACACGCCTTGCGGATGACCTGATCGGCGGCAAGGTTGTTGACCTGCAGCACGATCTCTGACTTATTCAGATACCAGCCGCGGTCATAAGCGGTAACACCGCCGTCCAGCGTCACCGTGATAATGATGCCGGAAAAGACCGTTTTGCCCTGATTGGTCACGCGCACCTTATCGCCCGGCGCGAGCGCCAGCTTGGGCGTGTACTTGTCCCACGGCGAGATAAACGTCTTAAACGTCAGCTCTGCCGCCAGCGTGTCGAGTTCGTCCGTCAGCGTCATGTCACTGGCAAACGCGGTGATGTCGCGCGGCTGTGCGCCGTCGCGGTACAAAATCAGCTTGTGGTCATCGACATATCCTGCCGCCATCGGCGCACCTCCTCATTTGATAAACTTGTATTCTGTGACGGCAATGCTGTACTCCAGATCGCCGTTTTTTCGCACGGTAACATCAAAGCTGTCCACCGTCACCGGCATGTTAAGCCGTGCCGCGCCCTTGCTGTCGAGCACGATCAGGCGGAACGGCACCTTCTTGTCGCGCCACCGGTCGAAGAAATCGACATACGCCCAGCCGTCCGCAGATGCCTCGGACGGCATGAAGAAGTACCGCCGCACCGGCAGCAGCGCTGTCCACTCCATGTGCCGCAGACCGAGCGTGCCGATGCGGCGATAGTCTCGGCTCAGGCCCTCATAGGTCTCGTGGTGCTGCTCTGGCTGCGGGATTGGGAAATCCGGCGGACAGTGCGGCAGTGTCCAGACCTCCTCGTTGTTGTTGACCGAGATGATAATTTTGTACACGCACCGCACCTCCTTATGTGTTGCCGAGCGCCGCCAGCACCTTGCGGCCGACGTACTCACCGACCTGCTCGGTATACTCACGATTGCCGATCACGTTGCCCTGGATGTTGACGTTGACCGTCACGCTCCGACCGCCTGCCGCCTTGACAGACACATCATGCGGGATGATCTGCGTGCCGCTCGGCAGGTTCATAATTTCACCGCCGCGCTCGTTGACGCGGGTCAGGCCGCCGCGCCAGTAGGGCGTGCCGGTTGCATTGCCGAGGCTCGGCAGGCTCAGCAGGCTGCTGGGTGTCGGCTTAGGTATCGTCGTAGTGGTCGAGGTCGTGGTCTTGACCGGACCGGCCGTTGTAGTCGTTTTGCTGCTGGTCTTGGTCTGGGTCGTCCCCGTAGACGTGCCCGAGCGATTGCCCGTTGTGGCATTGTCTACCCACTCGATAGCGTCGCCCAGGACACCCTTTGCGCCCTTGTACAAACTGCCCAGGATGGGGATGCTCTCGATCTTGTCGTTGAGCCACGACAGCTTGTCTCCGACCCATTCCAGAGCCGTCTTAGCGGCATTTTTAACCTTGTTGAACGCACCAGAAAAGGCCGTGCCGATCCGGATACTGACATCCTTAAACTTGTTCCAAAGGCTCTGCGCACCGGCCTTGATGGTGTCCCAGTTTTTGTAGAGCAGCACGCCCACTGCAATCAGCGCCTCGATAGCAAGGATAACTGCACCGATCGGGTTTGCCGCCATTGCAGCGTTAAGTCCGGTCTGCGCAACTGTCGCTGTGCCGGTGGCGGCAGCCTGACCGCCCAGTACACCGGTCATGGTCAGGAGAGTAGTAACCGCTCCACCAATTGTGCTGATAGAATTAGTCAAGCCGCTGTTAAAATCGAGCACCTTCTTCACGGCCCACATACCCGCCAGCACCTTCAGTGTTGCAATCAAAGTGTCGGAATTGTCGCGGCACCACTGCACCGCATCTCCGGCTTTCTGCAGGGTCTGCGCAAACTTCTCATCAAACTGTTTTTTCAGATTGCCGAGATCCAGATTGGAAAGCCAATCAGTAAGCGCATCCGCCTTTTTCTGCACCCAGTCCAGCGCCGATCCAGAGCGGATCGAGCCGTCCTCAGCTGCACCGGCCAGCACCCACAACTGACTTTTGAGTTTGGAACTGGTGTCTCCCACCTTGGCCAGCATCTCGTCCAGCGTCGCATGGTTACGCCGGGCGTTGATGACCTGCTGATTATTGGCGTAGAAGCTGTCCGCAGCCTTGTCGTAGGTCTTGGAGAGCGTATCCATGATCAGCTGATTGCGTTTGCTGACATCGGTTGTTTTCTCCAGTTTGGCATTGAAGTCATCCTCCATGATGCCGACCCAGTTCAGTGCATCAGCGAAAACGCCGGTCACCTGACCGGTACGCGCAGTCTCGTTGGCGGACTCTACCAGGCCCTCAATCGGCAGCGAATCGCCAAACGTGCCATGCACGCCTGCGGCAATGCGCGTCCACTTCGTAACCTCTTCCTCGTTCTTCGCCATGTTGGCGAGCAGCTGGCTTGCCTCGGTTGCAGTGTCCGTGTCACCGAGGATCGCATAAAAATTGCGATAGCTCTTGCGAGCCACATCGGCGGAAAAGCCCGCCGCCTGAAATCCGGCGTTCAGCTTGCCCTGCGCTACGCGGTATTCCTCGGTCGCGCCGTCCAGCGCCACAAAACCAGCAGCCAATCCGGCAACTGCCGCACCAGCGACCTTAACGCTTTTGTTCGCAAAATCGGTCAGCGCCTTAACTGATTTATCCTTAAACGCGACCACTTTGCGAGTGGCCTGCATCATGCTGTCATCAATGTTCTTGCCGGACTTCTTCGCGGCCTTCGCCGCAGCGACCAGTCCGCCGGACATTTCATCCTTCAAGGTGAGGACGGTGTTGATAACCTTATTTTTAGCCACTATTCCGTCCCTCCTCCGGTGCATATGCGCGGCAGATGCCTGCCGCAATCAGGTTTATCATATCCTCGTACCAGCGCGCCCGCCCGACTCGCAGCACCGCACGGTCTGCGTAGTTCATCTGCCGGATTTGCTCCGGCGTGATGCCTCGTACCGCATAAAACGCCGCAAGGTCGAGCACCGGGTCGCGCTCAATCAGTTTTTTGCCGGGTCTTCATCCTCATCACCGTCAATCAGGCCGAGCCAGGTAAACAGAGCTGCCGCGAGCGAATTGACCTCGCGGACATCCATCAGCACCCAGATAACGTCGTACGGGTCGGTCACGCCGAGCGCGGTGTGCAGCTCCGGGTCCTGCAATGCCGGACAACAGTCGTAGATCAGCTGTGCGCCGATGTTCAGCATCTGCGCCGGCTGCTCTCGTGCGGCGAGAAATGCCTCATAAGCATCCAGCTGTGCGGTATGCCCGATCTTAACAAAATCAAGCAGCTGACCGCCGACCTTAAATTGAATGACCTTGGCCTTGTCAGCCTTGCGCTGCTCGGCCTTCGCCGCCAGCGCGTCCAGTAACTTTTTATCCATATACCATTTCCTCCATAAATTCGCCGGTCTCCTCGGCGGTCTCGATCCAGGTGAGACGCAGCATAACTGTCAGCGTCTCGCCGTCTGCGTCGCAGGTGATGTCGTCCTCCGGGATGAGCACCACGTCCTGCACGGTCACGCCTTCCCGCAGCGCTGCGCGGATCGCGTCAGCGGCCGTGTTCAGCTCGTCGCGCGGGCGCGTGCCGTCGGCAGGATAAAAATAAATCTCGATGTCGCAGCCGGTCTCGGCGTAGTCGTCCGTGCCCATGCCGTCGGTCTGACCAACGTCAATGCGGTAACTGCGCCGCACCAGAGGCGCCTTAACATCGTCACGGATACGCCCGGCAGGCAGGTCGGCAGCCCCCAGAGCCGCGCTTACCACCGCGCCGAGCGCGTCGTCTATCTCTTTCCAACGGATCATAGCTTGTTAATCACCTCGTCCAGAGCGTCCTCGGCGGCCTGCTGAAACTGCTCATCAAAGTCCTGCGCGGTCTTGTCAAACACCTCGCGGCCCAGCTGCTTCTTGCCGCGAGAGCCGTCTCGCGCTTTGGGCGTCCATCCCTGCTCGACCAGATGGCCGATTGGGTCATTGGAGTACACGCGGATACGCATCTGGCCGTCCTTGGTGTACACCTTGCCGCGCTTAATGCTCTTGTGGTACTGACCGGCGGCGCGGTCATACTCTTTGCGGTGCACCGCTGTGCGGTTGACCGTTGCACGCGCCTGCTGAGCTGTCTTGCGGCGCAGCTTGCTGCCCTCATCGCGGAGCAGCTTTTTCTGCACCTTTTCCAGCTCCTTGGGCTGTGCGCCCAGCTGCTCGGCAAACTCCATCAGCTCCGAGCAGTCAAAACCATCACGAGCCATCGCGTGTCACCTCTCCCTGCCGCAGTGTGCAGTAAATTTCCACCCAGCCGCGGCGGTTGTAGATGGGCAGCCAGTACGACACATCCAGACGCTGACCACGGATAACAAAGTACATCTCGCGGCACAGATCCGGCAGGCTGGCGCTCCGGCAGACCACGCGGTGCGTGATCTCGGCACGCTCAGCGTCGCCGGTCAGCGTCTCCGTGCGCCCGCTTGTCGGATTTACCGCAGCCCAGATTGTCCGGGTCTTGGTGTAGCAGTAGTCGGTCTCGCCGTTTGGCTGCTCCACCGGTGCGGCAAGCCATACTTCGGCGCGGTCGCGCAGATCACACACTCGTGTTGCCATCGCCCGCACCTCCAAATGCACAGACCAACTTGAGCTGTGTCAGCATGTGACGCACAAGCGGCGCTGTTGCAGCGTGCTCGGTATCGCTGTCGCGGCCATCGTACTGCCGCAGCGTCATGTCCTGTGCAATCAGATCGTAGAGGTTCTCGTGATTTTCGCGGGTGCAGCCTGCATTTTGCAAATACGCATCCACTGTGCACAGGATAGCCTCAAGCAGACTGTCGTCATCGTCGTAGTCGATGCGGCAATACGCCTTGAGCGCTGCCAGCCGTCCTGCGTCGATCATACGACCACCGCCCGGAGTTCTGCCTCAGCGATGGCGATGGCACGCTTGCGGGCGGTGTTCAAATTGGACACCGGCGGCTGCGGCTCTGGCTCTTGGCTCTGGCTCTGTGCAGCGATGTACGCCGCACGCAGCTTGTCCATATCGGGGACAGCTCCGCAAGCGTTGTAGATGTTGTTGAGGTTGATCGGCTCGCCCGGCTGCTCCTCGCCGATGATCTCGTCGATCAGACCGGCGTCAAGCGCCGCACGGGCGCTGAGAAAGGTCTCGCGGTCCATCATGCGGCGCAGTGCGTCATGACTGGTCTTTCCGCCGACCTTGCTCTCGTACGCCGCGATAATGCTCTCGGTGATGCTCTCGAGCATCTGCACGCTCTCGCGGTGTACGCCCTGATTACCCTCAGTGACCGTGCTCGGCAGGTGGATCATCACCTGACCGACCGGCGAGCAAGCCGCCGTGTCCGCACCTGCCATCACGACAGACGCGGCAGAACCGGCAAGGCTCTGCACCTCGGCGCGGGTATGTACACCCTGACGGGATGCATTGCGCAGCAGGCTGTACATCTCAAAACCCGCAAAGACCGAGCCGCCGCCGGAGTTGATCTCCAGAACAAATTCCTCACCCTCCGGGTTTTCGGCGAGCGCGCCGCGGATATCCGCCGGACAGGCCGCCGGGATACCCCACCAGCGCAGGATAGGCGCGTCACTGTCGGCCACGATGTGACCGTTTAAGCTGTATCTCATGCCGTGCCTCCTTACAGGGTCTCCAAAACCTCAAAGTTTCCGAATTTGAAGGGGATTTCTTCCTCGGTCTTGGACTTCTTCTCAAACTTTGCGAGCGTGAACTCGTCAATCGTGATGTCGCTGTACGCAACACGCTCGGCCTTGCTTGTGCCCGGCATAGTCTGGCTGGTGATAATGGTGATGGTCGGCATCTCGCCGGACTTATACGCCGCAGCCATCAGGCTCAGCACATCACTGTCGATCTTGAGCGTGGTCAGCGTGCCCTCGCCCGAGTAGCCGTTAAAAACGCGATAGGTAGCCGGATCGCCACAGACATTGATTTCTTCAAAATCACCGGCAACCTTGGCCTCCACCGACTGCAGGGTGGTCAGCTTTTTGCCGTTAAACCACGCATGACCGCCGTTGCCGTGCATAATGCGATTGGGGTTAAATTCAGGCATCCTGTGCCCTCCTCTCTATAAATGGGAAGGGCGGCAGCAGCGCCGCCCTTGGGTCAGTCCTTACGCAATGGTCAGAGATACCGCAGCCGCGGCCTCAGAGTCAAACACCTGTGCGTCCAGACGGGTAATCGCGCGGACCTCGGTGCTGTTGGTCTTCCATGCGTTGCCGCCGATGTCGGTCGATGCAATCTCGAGCGGCTGACGGCGGAACAGGGTTGCGTACTGGGTGAAATCACCGCAGTAGATCGGCGCCTTGCTGGTCGCGGTCTTGAGGATGCCGTTAGACACAACGGTAATGCCGCGGCCAAACAGCAGCTTGCCGGTCGAGCCGGTCGGATCAGGCTGCAGCAGCGGGCGATTATTGCCGTCCACCAGCTGGTCGAGGGCGTTAAAGCCGTCCTGATTGGTCACAAAGTGTGCCGTCGCGGAGATTGCCGGGTCGAGCGTCTTGTTAAGCGCAGTCTTCAGCACCTTTACAACGTCCGTCTCGGTCGCGGCTGCGGCGCCGGTGTCGAGCGCGGCGAGCTTGGTGACAAGCAGATTGTTCTCGGTGATGATCTGCTTCTTCGCCAGCCAGCGAGAGATGTACGCCAGCAGCGCCTCATCGGTGTCGCGCAGCAGGTCATTGGAGACCGGCAGAATCAGCGCATAGTCCTCGACTTTGTAGGCAATCTTGCGAAATGCCGGCTTGTCATCCTGCGGAATCTCAGCCATCTCGTCAATCTTGGTAAAGCCCTTGTTCGGCGCGGTATCTACCACACGCGAGCCGGACAGGAACGATACATTCTCGACCGCAAACAGGTCGGACAGCGGCACCAGAGAGCGGCGCAGCTCGTTAATGCGGGTCTGGATGTCCTGCGGTACCAGCAAGCCGCCGTCTGCCTCGACACCCTCGGTCATGGCACCGGCGTTTTCGGCTGCCATGGCACGGCGCAGAACGTCTGCGTTGGTCTCAAAGGCTGCACGCTGGCCGCGTGCCTGGGCGCGGATGCACTCCGCAAAGGCATGCACGCACTCGCGGCTGTTGACCGGCTCTGCCGCCGGAGGATCGGTGCCGCTGGTCGGTACGCCTTCCGGCTCTGCCGGTACATTCTCCTCGGCTTCCATGATTGCCTTTACGCGAGCAATCTCCGCATCTACGGCGGTGTTCTCCGCCAGAATCGACTCAAATACGGTCTGGTTGTTTGCCGCGTCCGCCTGCTTCATGCGGTCTACAATGCCGCGCTTCTTCGCGAGCAGGTCAAGCAGTTTCTTCTTCATAGGTCTTGCCTCCTTAATTGTTGTTGTAGGTTATCCGGTCACGCCATGGTGATCGGGAAAATCAGGTCGGTCATACTGTTGAGAATCTTAACGTCAGCGGTCAGATACACGGTGCGCTTGAAGGGATTGGCCTTCACCGTGTCATCGTCCCAGCTTTCTGCCTCCGTCTTGCCGGACGCCATCCAGGCCGCTCTCTGTGCGTCTACATCAATGCGTGCAGCGTTGGCGAAATCCGGGTCGAGGATATTCTGCTGCATGAGCTGTCTAAAGTAGCTCATATTGAGCGACGACAGCAGGAGCATCTGATTGTCTCTGGTGTTGCGGTAGTTGCCGAGATAAGTACCACGGAACACGGCGGTGATATCGTCACGCATCATGTCCATGGCTTCCACGGTTTCGATAAATTTCATATCTTCCGTGCGGGTCTTGCCGTCCGTGGTGGTCATGCTGTTGATACCCTGTGCAATACGGACCGTGTTATCCTCGCCGTTGAAGAGGATAAACTTGCCCGTGCCGAGTGCCGCGTCATTATCGTCAACTTCTACAACCTCCGACAGATTGCTGCACTCGTAATTGGTGCAGCCGCGGGTAACGTTGCACACTGCAAAGATCGCCAGCAGACTCGGCAGATAGGTCACGCCGTCCTGCGTACCGCGATCATCCGTATAGGTGACGGACTCATTGACATAGTTAACAACGTGCATGTCATCCGGCGCAGTAGCCAGATTGTAGCAGACCGCCTTGTAAGTCTTCTTCCGGGTATTATCCTGGGTCTTAACCCAGGCAGCCAGAGCCGCACCGTCCGCCGCATTCTGCCCTGCAACGGCAATCCATCCGGTTTTGACGGTCTTGCTGATGGCCGCCAGCGTATCTGCCAGCGCACCGGACGCATCCGCGCGGAAGATGTGCGCCTGATAGGGTGCAAAGCCCATCATGTCACAGATAGCGGCGTAATTGTCCGCCGTGTACAGGCTTTCGTCGGCCTGCGCGGCACTCAGATCACTGTACTGCTTGTGGGTAAAGTCCTTGCTGGTTTCGTCGCGCACGATCAGGATCGCAATACCACGCTCACTGCGCTCGGCAAGGTCTCCCGCTCGCTGCTCAAAGTCGATTTCGATTTTAGGCATTGTTACTGCCATTATGGGGTCACTCCTTTCTGTTCCTCGCCGTCCGCTCCGTTGCGGCGGCGGCTCAGGTCCCGCCAGTCCTCCAGCGGGACGTAGTTAAGGCTTGCCAGACGGTCATCGCCGCCGGGCACGTCCGGCAGGTCCTCGAGTGCGCGGATATCGTCCACGCTGTACGCGCCGATCTCGCGCATGGACTTGTACCATGCCGCACGAGCCGTCCAGTCTCCGCGCAGCTCGCCCATCATGTTGCGGCGCAGCTGCAGGCCGCGGCTGCACTCGCTCTCAAGCAGCAGCTTGTGCGTGTCCTCCTGCTCGTGCTCGCTGACGATTGGGCTGAGCGTGCGCTGAATATACTCAATGGCCGCCTGCGTGTTGGCGGCATAGCTCTCCTTGCCCGCGCCGAGCTTGTAAAACGGGATGTTAAACAGCCGGGCAATGTCCTCGACGCTGGCAGCCTTGCTCTCGATAAACTGCGCGTCACGGTTGGTTGCGGTGAGTGGCGTGTACTTGAGGCCGTTATCCAGTACCGCAATGCGGTAAGCGTTGTCCGCTCCGGAGTGGATGCTTTCCCACTCGGCACGGATTTTGCTCTTGATGTCCACTTTCTCGCCGCCGATGGTGGTCGGCCTTGGCGAGAGGTCGGTATCGGTGGTCAGAACGCCGCTCACCTGACCGCCGTTGCGGTAGTAGTTGCTCTCGTACCGCTGCGCCTGCAGGGCCGCCTCGATGGTCTCGGCACCGCGGCGCAGATAGCTGATGCCCTCAAGTCCATCCGTGGAAAATGCCTTGTAATGCAGCACATCTGTCGGCCAGAACTTGCGGTACTCGTGCGTCTTGGGATTGATGCCGACATACCACAGCTTGGCGTTGGTGTCGAGAATTGGCAGCATATAGCCCGGTGCGATTGGCAGCAGCTCCACCGGCTGTCCCCACTTGTCGCGCAGGATGAGCGCGTAAGCGTTGCCGTACGCAATGCGGCGGCTCTCCATCAGCTTGTGATAGTCAAAGGCGGTCAGAGCCTCGGTCGGTCTGCCGGTCAGCAGCCGCACCGCCGGATGGTCGGGCACCCGCTCGCGGGTCTCGCCGTCCATCAGGTAGATCGGCATTTTCGCCACACTGTCCGAGATGATCTCGATGCAGGCGTTGACGGCAGGCAGTTTCATGGCCTGCATTTCTTTGCCGCCGAACAGGGTGCTGCCGCCCGTGCTCCATCCGGTCGGGTCGTCCAGCGTCAGCGTGGTCTGACCACGGATGCGGTGTAAAATCTTATCTACGATCATGCCGTCACCGCCTTAAAACGACAGGATCAGCGCCAGCAGCACGGCGAACACACCGCACGCGAGGTACGCCAGCGGCGGCCACATCTCATGCAGCGCCACCACGATGGTTACCGCTCCGGCCAGCAGCAGCGCATCCGGCAGCAGGATTTTTATAATCTTCTTCATTCTGTGGTTTCCTCCTCGCCTTCCGGTGCGTCATCCTCCGGCGCGTCAACCAGATTATCCAGCAGTGCACACTCGCCTGCCGTCGCAATGCCGAGGTACGCCATCAGCGCCGCACGGCCGTAATCGTCGGTGCCGTTGTCGCGCTCCCAATATTCGGTCGCCTCGCGCCAGGTCATGGTGCGGTGCTCCGCGTTCACACCGCTCGCAATCAGGCGGATATCCTCCACCTTGCTGATGTAGTCGATGCGTTTTTTCGTTTTTTCCATCTCTCTCACCCCTTTCTGCCAAAAAAATAAGAGCCAACAGTAAAAGATACTATTGGCTCTTGTGCTCTCACACTGGCTCCCAAATTGTTACTCCGGTGCTCTGACGGACGCGGCGGTGTTCCGTTACCGCCGTGCCCTGCGCAAAATTATTTTGGAGGTTGTTTCTCGGGCAACTGCTGCCGCCCGTCACAGCACCGGAGTGCTGTTGTTATGCTCCCATGGCAGACAGCACGGATTTGACCGCTGCCGCCGCCGGAGATGCAAGCCATCCGGCTAAATCCGACACGCAGACCATAAACACGATCAGCGCAATAATGCCGCCAATCGTACCAAACCAGCGCGCAAATGGCGATGGCGACTCCCAATCAAGGCTATCTTTAGGCGGATTTTTGATACTCCATCGCACCGCCAGAACGGCTACCAGCAACACAACCGCCGAAATCACCGCAGCGATGATATCCTGAGCGATAGCGTAACGCGCCAGCTCCGGCACGAAGTCTGCCATACCGCTCGCAGCAAGTCCCAGCTTGCTGGCGATATTGTCAATCACAACATTTACATCGCTTGCTGTCATGTTTCCGTCTCCTCCTCAATCTTTGCTTTGCGCTGCCGTGCGCCTGTTCGCTTGCTGCTGCACAGCTCACAGGTTCGGCGGTTGTCTCTCGGCGGTCGCTTGCCGCAGATAACGCACAGACCGGCAGCGTAGCGAGCGTCACGCCGCTCACGCTGTTTCTCGGTGGCTCGCTGAGAGTATTCCTTGCGCTTCTCGGCGGTCAGCTCGTTAAAATACCGCAAGGTACGCTCCGTGTTTTGATCTGCACACGCGGCGCAGGTCGTGCGGCCGCTGCGTGCCTTAGCCTTGCGGCAGCGCACGCAGATGCCGTGCGTCTTATACCACTCATACTCCTCTCTGTCATACATCGGCGCACTCTCCGCCGCACGCCGCATAGCCTGCAAGGTCGATAAAGCTGTCTCGCGTGCCAGCACCGCCGGCAATACGCGCGATCTTGAGCAGTGCCATCATCATGGCAACGTCGGTCGCGTCGATATACACACAGCCGTCCTCATCCACGCACGCGCGGTTGAGGTATGTAATCCAAAAATCCGCGATTGTCTCAAAATTATCCTCAGGCGTGCCGTAGTCCTGCTCACGCTGGCCGCAGACACACTGCTCGGCACGGTGCAGCACCTCAGCACGGGTCAGACGCGGCATCTCACCGCCACCATAGGTGCAGTCGTCCTCGGTCGCAATCGGGTCCGGTTCCACGAGAATGCCCTCGCTCGGCTCCGGTGCGAGATATTCGGAGAGTGTGGTTTGCAGCTTGCGCAGAAGTTCCTGCAAATCAGGACTTTTCGGCGTCTGCACCGTCATTGCGGCGGCAGCATCGCGAATTGCGTTGAATACATCCACAAACCGAGTTGCTCTGTTGATTGTCATTGTCAAAACCTCCATAATTTGCACCATCCGGTGCTCTGACGGACGGGCGAGGTACAAGAGGACAAACCCTCGCCGCCGCCCAAAGAAATAGGTAAGGTGTTTCGGGTGGGTCGCCCGTCACAGCACCGGATTTTACTTTTTGTCTGCGGTGTTCAAGTTGGACACCGCTTTGCGCATTTTCTTATGCGGGCACTCCCGCACCTGGCCTGCCCGTCTCCATGCGCTCTCGCAAAAGCCTTGGACGTTGAGCATCGGGCACATAGCCGGACAAATTGTTCGATCTTGCATAGTTCTTTCCTCCTGCGCTCCGGCGGACGCACCCACTCGTCTGCATTCCGGGTGCACCCGCTTGTATCCTTGCCACTCTGACGTGGGGGACGGCGTAATGGCTGACCACCGTCCGCCGCAGCGCAGGAAGCTGTCCGAGGCTCTGACGGACAGGCGAGGAAATATCACAAAACTCACCTGCCGCCAAAGGTCGAAGCTCGAGCAGGCATTGCACTGCCCGTCACAGCCCCGGACAAACCTCACGCCTTCCGGCGCTCCGCCCGCTCGCGCAGCATTTTGCTGAGCGGGTCCTCGTCGGCCTCGTCCTTGGGCGGCTCCGGCATCACGAGGCGGCAGCGTGCCGACACGCTCAGGCCAAGCGCCGCCGCACAGCTCTGGCACTGACCAAAGTAAACGTTCGCCGTCTTGGTCCAGCTGCCCGCCTCCTTGGCGTCGCCCTGCATGATCGCACGGTTCGCCCAGTTCTGGGCGTTCTGCCAGGCGGCGCGAGCGATAAAATACCGCGCCAGCATGTCATAGTCAAGGTCGGAAAAGATATGCAGGGCAACCAGCTTTTTCGCGGTCAGCCGGTATTCCGTCTCCATCACCTGCGGCAGATACTTGGGCACCGTGATGCGTTTCGGCTCCTTCGCCCGCACCTCGCTTTTGGCTTTTGCCTCGATCTCGGCGTTTGTACGGTGTCCTGCCATGCGCTTTCGCGCCTGCTTGATGTCCACCGTCCCGTCCGCCTCCCGCGGGATTGGCTTGCTGGCTGGCATATCTCGTCACCTCACTCTCTCAAATTCCGAAGCCGCTCGGCCTTGCGGCCGGTCAGCGTCTCCCATCGGCGTAAAATTACATCGCAGTACCGCGGCGACAGCTCTACCGCCACGCATTTACGGTTTGCCTGCTCGCAAGCCAGCAGCGTCGTGCCGCTGCCGCAGAACGGGTCATACACCGTGTCACCAACGTCCGTGCTGTTGCGGATCAGGTAGTCAAACAGCGGAATCGGTTTCATGGTCGGGTGGTCGCGGCTCGCCTTGGGTCGAGGACAGTCGATCACGGTCGTTTGGCTGCGGTCGCTGCACCACTTGTGCGCGGCGCCCGGCTTCCAGCCGTACAGACACGGCTCGTGTTTCCACTGGTAGTCCTGGCGGCCCATCACAAAGCAGTCCTTGTTCCAGATCAACTGCTCGCGTATCGGCCATCCAAGCTGTTCCACCGCCTGAGCGAACACATCCCACGTTTTGCTCGCACACCAGATGTAATACGCTGCGCCCTCTCGCAGCCACTCGCTGACAGCATCAAACGAGCCGGTCAGCAGTTTCAGCAGCGCGTCACGGTCAACGCCATCATTCTCGATGGTCATTGCATCGCCGGTCTTGCCGACGTAATCGACGCCATACGGCGGGTCAGTAAGCAATAAATCAACTTTTTGTGTTACCCCCCCCCGAAAATTTTGTCTAAATACGGTTTTTCGGTACAATTTCCACACAAAGAACGTGGTCTCCGAGTTTCCACACATCGCCGTCCTGGGCGCGGCTAGGTGTATCGGCATCCGGTTCGCCGCTGTCGCCGTCATCTTCGGCGGCAGGTGGTTCTTCGTTCGGGTCTTCCATTTCCAAATCAGCTGCCGAGAATCCGGTGATTGTCAGGTCCATGCCCGCGGCCTGAATCTCGCCCAGCTCCAGCGCCAGCATCTCGGTGTCCCAGCCGGACTGCTCCGCAAGCCGGTTGTCCGCCAGAATATACGCGCGGCGCTGTGCGTCCGTCAGGTGCTCGACCAGCACGCAAGGCACCTCGGTCATGCCCTCGGCCTTGGCCGCCAGCACGCGCCCGTGTCCGGCGATGATATTCCGATCGCTGTCGATGATTACCGGATTGACAAAGCCAAACTCTCGCAGGCTCGCTCTGATCTGCGCGATCTGGCTCTCGCTGTGTGTCCTCGCATTTCGCGCATAGGGCACCAGCTCCCCGATCGGCACGCGCACCATCTGTTCCGGCATAAACCACGCCGCTTTTACCTCGCCCGGCCCTGCCGGACCGACGCTTTTCTTGTTTGCCATTCCAAAACCTCCAAAATTCCCGCTCCATTGGGAAAAAATCTCGCACGAATGGGGGGCTGCGGTCAGGAGCGCCCCGCCGCAAAACTTTCCAAGGGTGGGGGGACTCCGAGAAATCTTGAGATTTCTCGCCAAGTTCGCGCACACCCACCTGCCTGCGCCCGTCCAAGCGTTCGACCGGTCAGTGGTGTCCGGCCTTGCCTTTAGCCCTGCTTTCCGCCATGGTCTTTGCGCTGTGGCAGCTGTGACACAGGCTTTGCAGATTGCTGCGGTCCGTGAACTTCTCCCAGTCGCCGTTATGCGGCTCGATGTGATCCACGTCCGTCGCTCTGGTGCGAACGCCATGCCGTGCACACTCCCGGCACCATCGCTCACGCAGCAGCTGTGTCGGCCGCAGGTTGTCCGTCCAGATCGGCAGGCTGTACCAGCCACGCCACCGGCGGCTCTCTGTGCTGCGCCGTGCGCTGTCCTTGGGTCTGTGCTTGTCACAGTACCCGCACCGCACCAGCTCCCGGCAGCCGGGATGCAGACACGGCCTCAGTGGCTTACTTGTCATTTGTCATACTCGAGCATGTCGTGCAGGGCAGCTGCGCTGCTGGCGATAATCTTGTTAATCCGGACGATCCGCTCGGTCAGCTTGTAGCGCTTCTCAAAGCTCGGTTCAAACTCGCGTTCCCTCAGCAGATCAAGCCGCCGCTGACGCAGCCGATCGAGGTTGCGCTTGTACTCAGGTATCATCTCGCGCACCGTTTGCACGACACTCACCGCCTTTCCGGCAAAATAAAAAACAGGAGCTAACTTGCAACACCTTTGCTTGGTGTTACGAAGTCAGCTCCTGTCTGCTAAGACGTTGGCTTGCACCGTCGAAATCAACGATGGACTCGTGTTTGCACTTTTCGCACCACAACGGGAACCGCTGTAGCACGGTCGAATCAGGCGTTACCCAAACCTTTGTGGGCTTTCCGCATCGCGGACACCTGATCTTCATTCTTTTTTGATTATACACCTTTCATCCTCCTTTGTCTACCCGTTCGCTTTCGTTTCTCCACAACCGTGTCATATGTTATAGAGCATTCCAAGCCAGCAACAACGCGCGTGCGTGTGCGCGTTGCGTGTGTATTATAATAGGTATTTTTCGGCATTAAATATTTAACAAACCGGCAGGATGCAATCTCATTTCTGCCGCCGCCCTCAACGAGCACCTGTGCTCCGGGCGGTGCATCAACGGTCGTGCCGTCATCCACCCATGCATAGGTTATGACCGGTCGGTCAAGGTTGCGCGATCCGACAAACTGTTTCTTGCCGTTGAGCGACGCTTCTCTCCGCTCTTTGGTTAAGTAACCGGCCCATCCGTCGTACCCGCGCTCGCGGATGTAGTTGAGCTGTATATCATCGCCCCAAATCCATAGTGACCGCATCAGCTCCAAGTCACCGCCTGCGGCATTGATGATAATGTGCGCGTGCGGGCGATGATCGCCGTGTCGGCCCTCCAAAATATAGATGTATTTCAGCTCTGGCAAGTCTCGTGCTTTGCGGTAGGCCCGCATTTGTGAGAACACTTTGCCGAGGTGTTTGCGTGTCACGTCAGCGCTGTCCGGCAGGTCCGCATCTCGATAGGTGACGGTCAGCACCAGATCGGTATCGTCAAAGTTGGTCGCCATCAGCATTTCCAGTTTGCGCTGCGCCGTGTTGGCGTTAGTGCGTTGGATCTGTTCCTCCGTCACCTCGCGGATACGCTTGCGCTGCGCCGTGTTGGCGTTCGGCCGCGGCACCGTGTAGGTAATGTCCCACACAAGCCGTCCGGCTCGGATTGTCTTTCTCCTCTTCATTTTCCCTCCAACGGTGTCCAAATTGAACACCACAGCGGACGAGTTTCCCCGTCCGCGTGTAGTTTTATAGAATATCCGCGATTTTACGATTTGTCAATCGTTATTTTCGAGGCGGACGTACTTCTCGCCTTGTTCGATTAAGACATTCGTTTATATAATCGGCTGCGTGCATGATTTCAAACTTCTCTGTGTCGGTAACGATGAAAAGTTCACCGTTACCATCTCGAATCCCATGTTTTTCTCCGTTTGACAACTCAATGTCAATCAGAGTCATATGGGCTGGAAGCGTGGCTTTGACGAATTCCGCTTCGTCGTTGTGCTCACCGAGTTTAAAACGATAAAACATCGTTTTCCCACGCAAAATCTCGTTTAGAAATTTTACATAGTATTCGGCACGCACGCTGACACGCTCTCCGTTTTCCCCAACGAACTGCATGTAAAGCGCGTTTGGGATGTAAACAGGTTCGAAATCTTCTAATCTCATGCTTATTCACCTCCGTCCATCTTGGCACCGCATACAGGGCAGTAATTCCAGTTGTTCAGGCGATACTCGCTCTCTGTCAGTGCGCAGCCACAGTTGGTGCACCTGACAGCTGCGGCTCCACTCGGGAACGTATATCTCCCGGAATCATCCCACCGCCCATGCACCACTGGGGCGACATCAGCGGCGGGGCAATTGAGCACCTCATTGAGCATAACGGAATATGCGTAATGTTCCCCTTTGCCTTCGGGCGTGTGCGTTACATAATACTTAATACGCGCAATCAAATTAGCGCGTTCAATACACTCAGCCATTGTCTGCCCTCCTGTTCCACCATCATACTTCCCCTCCCAGCGCTGTCAGGCGCACCAGCGGACACTGCTCGCACTTGTCTACCAACGCCTCATAGTCCATCTCAAACGGAAACTTGCAATACTCATCACAGAACTCGCTTGCAAGTTTGCTCACCATCTGTTCCCAGCAGCCTGTATGGAATACCGGACCAGAGCGCACGCCCTGTCCGCAAAATTTACACTTAGTCATTATTCCGGAATCACCTCCGTCCACGAGTGCACGAGGATATTTGCCTCGCACTCCTCATCGTCCAAATCCGGGAAATACCACTTGCCACCCTTGTAGATATACTCGCCATACCGGCCGGCACAGCCGCACAGATTACACAGCACCCGAGCGCCCTCCGGCGGCCGCTCCTCGGTGTACTTGTGCCATACGCTGCTCGGCTCATGTCCGGCAATCATCTCGAAGGGGTCCACCCCCGCCCAGTCGGCCAGACGGAAAAGGTCATCCAGATCGGGTGCGTGGCAGTCCAGCGGAGCATTCCACAGCCAGTCCGTATGCCAGCGTTTCGGGAAGTCCTCAAGATCTTCATAGCTCGTAATTCCGACGTCAGCGAGCGCGAGCTTGATATACCGCCGCGCCATCGCGAGCGGCGATTTCATGAAGGCGTCCTCGCGCTGCTGGTGCTCGGCCTTGCGCGTCTCGGCGTCCTTCGCGCTCGTGATGCGCTGTTTCACCACGCCGCACACCTTTTCGCAACCGTCCGCCTTGTCGCAGCTGTGGCAGCAGCCGGGACACTTGCCGTCCCGCACCCACGCCGCGCGCTTATCCATGCCTGCGCAGGGATGGGGCGAAAAGCTCTCCACCGGGCAGGTCAGCGGTGTAAACTCGTACTCAGCCGCCTTGCGGTGCGCCTTGACTTTACGAGCGTCGAGACTGAAAAGTTTATCATTATATACGCGGTACAAATCCGCTTGTAAACCCGGTTCGCAATGTGCAATTTCATCTGCTATACTCTCATTGATGCGCTTCCGACAAAGTTTTTCCTTCCACTGTCGATCGAGGTGTTTATCGATATACTGAGCACGCTGCACTGCGCTTTCGTTTTTATCGAGCACATCCGCAATATAGCTACGGAGTTTTCCGGGCAACTCGACCACGCCGCGCGCCTGTAAATCCTTTAATGCCTCTTCGATTTCTTTTGCCGCTTGCGCGATATAAGGAGCAGTTAGGCCGCCTCCGCCTCTAACCATAGTGTTTGTCCAATGCAAGACAAGCGTTCGCAGCGCTGGATCGAAATTCTTATCCAGCACGCGACACGGAGCGGTATTCCAACCAAGCTGCTCGATTGCGTTGCGGCGGCGATGCCCGGCGAGCAGCAGATAACCGCCATTAGGTTTAGGCCATACGACAAGCGGCTGCATCAATCCCGCGACTTTAATCGATTCTGCCAACTCTTCAATGTCAGTTTGAGCGTAAATATTTGCAGCATTCTCTTCAATATCTGCAAGTGGAATTTCCTGTTCCTTGGCGTTTTCAGTGTTCAAGTTGGACACTGTTTCTCCCATCAGCTCCGCAAGGTTGAATTTCTTAGCCATTACAGTCCCTCCATAATCTCTTCTACCCATGCCCGATAGTCACGGGCAGCCGCCGAAGTCGGCGACCAGCGCGTTACCGGCTGTGCGGCGTAGGTGCTCTCCGTCACCTTGTCTGTGCGGCGGATTTTTTGTGCAAACAGCGGGATCGGGCTGTGCTCACGCAGCCACTCCTCACTCTGGCGCGTTGCGTCTGCATTGTGCCAGATCGTCAGCAGACCATACACGGCACGGCAGGCAAGACCGGTGCTTCGCACGCTGGCGATTTGGTCGGCGAGCAGCCGCATACCGGACATCTCAAACGCGCCCGGTTTGATCGGCACGAAGACCATATCACTGGCAGCAATCGCCGAGATGCACGGCAGGCTGAACGACGGCGGACAATCGAAGATCATCACGTCGTACGCATCATCCTCGACCAGTGCGTCCCGCAGGTCGGCGTACACGCGGACCGCCTGCTTGCGGTCAATGTCGGCGTCCAGATCAACCGAAGCGAGCTGCATATCCGCCGGAATGATGTCCAGATCACGGTAAATGGTGTGCTGAATCACGTCCTCGTAGTAGGCCGAGCCGCCGTCGAACAGGTCGGCCGTGCTGCAGGCGTCAGGTACAACGCCGATGTACTGCGAGGCGTCACCCTGCGGGTCGCTGTCCACCAGCAGCACGCGCTTGCCATAGTCGGCCGCCAGAATACCGGCGAGGTTTACTGCGGTGACGGTCTTGCCGACGCCGCCCTTTAAGTTTACAACAGAGATCGTTTTCAAGATGTTTTGCTCCTTTTCTTGTTTCAGTGGTTTTTCTTTGTGCGCGGACCGTATTTCCGCATCGTAACACCATGCTTTTCGAGTACCGCTCGCACCGTTTTGCTTGAGCGGTGCATGCTTGCCGCCACGATTGCAAGCGGCATTGTCTCGTACATTTCGCAGATTTTCTTTTCTTCCTTATCGGTCAACGGTATGCGCGGACCTCCGGCCGATCTGCCGCCGTTCGGCTGTGCAGGCTGGACTTCTTTGCGTGCCACGCCGCGTGCGTCGCGTTCTTGGGTGTATACAGTTTCCCGGTAGCTATACGGCACGCCAAAGACTCCGGTGCCGGAAACCTCAACCGTTTCGTAGATGCCGCGAGGGTGGCGCCAGACTACGCGGCGTGTCTCAGATGCCATGCTGCACCTCACCGTATTCGTCAATAGTCACGTCGAGATCTTCGCTAAATGCTGCATCGCATAACTGTTCCATCATCACATTCGCAAGGCTGCGACCAGTGTGCTTTTCGATGACATGACGCAGCACAAGCAGGACGCGCAAGAAATCAGCCTGCAGCTCTTCGGGATTCCGCGGAATCACCTTAGAGGTCACAGTCTCGCCGTTAATTTTAATCTCAATCATGCTGTTTCTCCTTCCGGTTCCGTTTGATATATCCAAGCACCGCGCCGATTGCCTCGGCTCTCTCTCGGTATTCCCGCCGCATTTCCGGCGGACAGACCTTACTCTGCGCGTACAACCGGCGGCGCTCAAACCGCAGCCTTGGGATTGCTTTTCTTAGCTTCATGCTTTTTCTCCATTCTGGCGGTCTGCTGGATCACTTCCCGCTGGCCGTCCATGTACTCGGCAAACTGCTGCAGGTTGCCGTCAAAGTCGAGCCGAACCTTGCCGAGCCGACCTTCTTTGTTTTTCAGCACCTGCAGGCAGCGCTCGTTCGGTGGTGCGTTTTCTTCCTCGTTGATGTACAGCGCCAGCACGGCATCGGCGTCCTGCTCAATCTGACCGGACTCACGCAGATCGGTGAGCGTCGGTGCTGCGTCAGGTCTTGCGGTTGATGCACGGTTGAGCTGACTGAGCGCCACAACCAGAATACCATGTGTCTGCGCCATTGCGTGCAAATCCAGAGAAATGCGCGTTACCTGCTCAAAGCGATCCTTGCCGCGGCCGGTCAGCTGCTGGAGATAGTCAATAAAGATGATCTTGTGCCGGCGCTGTAAGGCGGTCGAAAGAATATCCTGCACACTCCAGCCGCTGGCCGGAATGAGTTCAACATCGCTCTCCATAATCTCGCCTTTCAGCCGCACCACGCGCTCCCATTCTTCCTGCGTCATCTCTCGGCGGTTGATACGACCGAAGTCCACGATCGCACGGTTGGCAATGATGCGGTTGGTCAGCTTGGCCGGTGATGTTTCCAGACTGTAAAAGCCAACCTTGTCGTGCCGTCCCATGTGTACCGCCATCTGCAGAGCCATTGCTGTCTTGCCCGCCGACGGTCTGCCGGCCAGCACGACGAAATCACCGTAATCGCTATACAGGCGGCCGTCAAGGCGGCTGAATCCGTAGCTGATAAACTTGCGCTTAGTGGATTGCTCCTCCACGAAGTTGACCATTGCGTCCTGCATCGTCACGATCTGAACGCCCGACCGCTCCCCTGCTGCGGCACTGGCCTGTGCGATCAGCTCGCGGCCTTCCTCGCTGGTCTGAATCTGTGCCAGACGGTCCGCCAGCTCGTGCAGTCTGGTAACTCGGGTCTGCTCCTGCATCGCAGCGACATAGGCTTTCCAACGTCGGCCGGTCAGGGTGACTTCCATGCAGTCGAAGAACAGCGGCTCGTATTCTTTGCCGACAGCCGCGCGAAGCGTGACTGCATCAAGCGGCTTTCCCTCGTTGAAAATCTTCCGGGCGGCCAGATATACGTTGCGCAGTTCCTCGCGGGTGAAGTCCTGCTCGCTCGTTGCTGCGAACAGCTCACCGGCAATCTGTGGCTCGAGCAGCAGTGAGCCAATCACGCTGTATTCTGCATCAAGCGGTGCTACCATTCTTCCACCTCCTCGGCTTTCTTCCGCGGCGGCTTAGCTTCCGCCGGATTATCGTACTTGCCCTCAAGCACCTTGACCAGATTATTCTCGTTCAGCAACCAGTCAAAATCGGCTTTCCAGTGACGGTCGTTCTGGCCGGTGCAGAAGCTGCTGCTCTGGGCCTTGCGAAACGCCTCATCGAGCTGCTCCGGCGTGTAGCCCTTGTCGTGGATCAGGCGCACCGCTCGGCGGCGCTTGTCCGTCAGCCGGACGACTCTCGGCAGGTTGGTGCAGATGGCGTTGTACCGGTCTGCAAGCTGCTGCGGCTTATTGCTTATTTCGGGCTTATTGGCCTTATCTTCCTCTTCTCTTATATGTGTCTTTAACTGTTCATTAATCATTTCACCGTTCGGTGACAGGTTGTCACCGTTTGGTGCCAGGGTGGTGTCACCGTTTGGTGACAGGTCACCACCAAACGGTGAAATGGGTAATTTGCTCTCGTCGAGGGCATAAAACAGGGTGCGGTCATAGCTGTCCCTGGCGTAGTTTGCGGTCAGCAAAACGCCCTTGTCCTTGAGGTTCTTGACGATGCGCTCAATCTGCCGACGCGACCAGAACGGGAACAGTTTTTCCATGGCGCGCAGGCTGTTGTACGTCCAGTAACGGCCTTCGTGATAGTGCCGGTCGTTGGCCGCGTTCTTTTCGATCCAGAACTGCAGGCGCGAGATAAAAACCGCACCGTCCACGCCGTACATTTCAGCCACAGCACCGTCAAAATGGAAATTCATGTGCCTCTTGTCCCCTCTCTTGTCTTATGCAGCATCGCGCACACCTCCCAACACCAGCGCCAGACCGACCACACTGGCCAGCACCGTGCCCCACAGCGGCAGCGTGCCGTTGTCCGTCAGTCCGGCCGTGAGCAGCAGCAGCGTAAAGCCGATGCCGACCATGCGCGGGCGCACGCCCTGACAGCCGCCATCGAGCACCTCAAAATCCGGTACTTGACGCTTAACTGCTGCCGTGGTATAATAATCATAAGATGTTTTCGAATTTGCGCTTGCTACGGTTGCCGCCGTGCAGGCGCTTTTTCTTTGTCTGGATTTCACTTTTCTGCTCCTTTCGATGCGTATGTCAGCTCCAATGCCGCAGACACGATCTCGCCCAGTTCGGACGTAATGCAGTCGAACGCCGGGCGTTCTTCCTCGGCGATAACGCCATCCTCGCAGATTTGCAGCAGCTGATCGAACTGACCATTACGTGCAAAACCACCGATCAGCCGCACGATCCGCATTGCCGCGTGCTCCAGCGATTTTACGTTGACCTCCGGCATCACACCTGCCAAATCACCCGACTGGATATGCTGATAGCATAAGTACGGGAAATCGTACAGCTGTGCCATGCGGAGCACCGTGCTGTCCGGCGGTCGGCGGCGATCTTGCTCGTAGGCCCCGAGGCTCTCAACCGACAGATCCAGTCGCTCGGCGGCAACTTCCTGTGTCAAACCTTTCAGCTCGCGTGCAGATTGATAGATATTTCTGTTCTCTCGCACACTGGTTTCCTCCTTTGCTGTGCGTTACAATAGTTACACAATGTAACCGATACGCTGTTGCCGCAGCAGTTCGGCGTCGCGCTTCTCCTGCTCCTTTTCGTAGCGGTAAACCTCGTCCCAGCGGATTTTCCAGCCGCCGAGTTTGACCGCACTGAGCACGCCCATGCGGATCAGCTTGCGGATGTAGTCCGGCGAACAGATCCACCGCTCTGCCAGTTCGGCAGGAGTGACATACTTCGCAGCCATTAGATAGCCTCCTTCTCTCCTTTGTACAGATCGTCCAGCGTACAGCCGAGATAGATTGCGATGTCCGGCAGCAGTCGGGACGGAGGGTACAATCCTTCGCTCTCCCACTTGACTACCGTAGTCTGGGCCACACCGAAATGTGCTGCCATATCTACCTGTCGAAGACCTTTCGCCTGTCGCAGTTCTTTAATTCGCTTCATCGTGTCACCTCCATATCACTCTCTGTGTTATTAGTTTATAACACTCTGAGTGTTATGTCAAGCGTTTTATAGATTTTTTTATACGTTCTGTGTTTTTATGTTTCTTTATATTACTTTTGGTGATATGATTGTACCGAGGTGAACCGTATGATTCGCATTAAAGAGTTGCGCAACGAAAGAGAATTATCACAAAAAGACTTAGCATTATACTTTCATGTCGCACAAAGCACTGTTTCAAGCTGGGAAAAAGGCGTACGTGATCCCGATACGGATACTGTCGCTTCTTTAGCCGCATTTTTTGATGTATCAACGGACTATCTTCTTGGTAAAACGGACATAAGAAAACCAGCCGGTCACCCAAGTATAGACGATGACGACATCAAATTCGCGCTTTTCGGCACGACCGACATAGACGATGCAACATTAGATGATATCAAGGCATACGCACGTTTCAAGCGTGAGCAATATAACAAAAGGTAACTTTATGGATCGCAGAACGAGCTTATTTCTATGCGCATGGAGAAACCACATTGACGTGGACTATTTTCCGATGCAAACGGCTGAGGCTTTCTCGGTTCCGATCGGCGGCACTTGTGCCATCGCTCTGGACCCGACCAAGATCCGCTCCGAAGCGGACGAGGCGGTCAAGCTGTCGCATGAACTCGGCCATTGTGTCTACGGCGGATTTTACAACAAATACACGCCGTTTGATGTCCGCGCCCAGCACGAGAATAAGGCAAACGCCTGGGCGGTGTCCCGACTTATCCCTTGGGGTAAGCTCAAGCAAGCCGTGAAGAGCGGCATCACCGAGGTCTGGGAGCTTGCCGAGTATTTCGATGTGACCGAGGACTTCATGCGCTGGGCAATCAGTTATTACACTGAGCGCAAAAACTACAAATTTGCGTAAAAAATAAAGGTGTTCAAATTGAACACCGATAAAGGGGTTTAGGCTATGGGATTCAGATTTCGCAAATCGTTTAAAATCGCACCGGGCGTGCGTGTAAACGTTGGTAAAAAATCAGTCGGCATTTCTGCCGGCGTCAAGGGTGCCCGCGTGTCGGTCAACAGTAGCGGCCGCAAAACTACGACCGTTGGCCTGCCTGGCACCGGCTTGTCGTACAGCAAAACCGAGAAAATCGGCGGCAGAAAAACCACCACTCGCTCTGCCTCGTCCAATAACGCGCAGCCCATCAGACCTGACCTACCGCCTGCACAGCCCTTGGAAGAAAAGAAGAAAAAAGGCTGCTGCGGCTGTGCCGTATATGCTTTTATCGCATTGCTGATTATCGGTGCACTTGGCAGCTGCATCGGCGGCACGGAAGATAAAGACAAGCAGACCGATACGGCTAACGATAGCACACAGGCCGCAGTCATTACACAGCTGACATTGACCGGTGACCCTATTGCCGAGATCGACCTCGGCAGCAGCCAGACCCTGACCTATACCGTTGATCCGTCCGACTTTGCGATGACCGCTGACGCAGTATATGCCACCACCTCAGACAGCAATGTGCTTGCCGTATCGGCAGAATGTCTCAGCGATCCGGCACGTGTAGAGGTGACACTTACCGGTAAGGCCGCAGGCACCGCAGATTATACCGTGCGCGCCGCCGAGGGCGATGCACAGCAGACCGGACAGATTACCGTCCATGATCGGGCAGCCGAGCAGGCCGCAGCCAAAGCCAAGGCCGAACAGGAGGCAGCCGAAAAGGCAGCCGCTGAGAAGGCTGCGCAAGAACAGGCAGCCGCCGAAGCCGCAGCAGCTCAGCAAGCAGCACAGGAGCAGGCCGCAGCTCAGCAGAGCGAGACCGTTTACATCACACCCAGCGGTAAACGTTGGCACCGGTCCGCAAGCTGTGCCGGCAAGAATGCCCGCGCAGTCACGATGGATCAAGTTGGAGGCCGCACGCCCTGCAAAAAGTGCGCATCTTAGAAAACAATACAGCAGACCTCTCCCCTTGGGGTCTGCTATATTTTCAACCGCATAATCGAACAAATGTACGTTTTTCAAGGAGAAATGCAACTATGAGTTCACAAAATTACAAGTACAAAGCCAGCTTTGTCGTAGGACACAAGCCGGACGGCAAGCCGATCCGCAAGTACATCCAGGACAACAGCAAGGCAAAATTTGACGCCAAGGTGCGCGCCTTAAAAGCGCTGACCGATCGCGGCGGCACGCCGAACAAATTCACGGTTGAGCAATGGGCGTGGCAGTGGTATCACATATATAAGGAGCCGCATATCGGCGCGTCCCAGCGCAATACCTACGAGGCGCACTTCCGGCTGCGCATCTGTCCGCAAATCGGCGCAATGGCGCTTGCCGACGTCAAGCCGTACCGGCTGCAGCAGCTCATCAACGAGGCCACGACCGATGACGGCAAGCCGCTGAGCGCCAGCACCGCCGAAGAACTGCGCTACATCATCCGCGGACTGTTTGAGCAGGCGGAGATTAACGGACTGATCCCTACCAGTCCGACACGGAAACTGGAAATCTCCGCAGAGCCTGCCAAGAAGCGCCGCTCTCTGACACAGGATGAGGAACGGATCGTGCGCGAAGTCGCGAAAAAGCACTATGCAGGTCCGTGGGTGCTGCTCATGCTGGATTGCGGTCTGCGCCGCGGCGAAACTGTAGCCATCGGCGCAAATGATATCAAGGACGGGCTGCTGCGCATCTCACGAGCCGTTGAGTATAAGACTAACAGCAATCAGGCAACGATCAAAGAGCCGAAGAGTGAATCCGGCGTGCGCTTTGTTCCCATCCCCGCCGAGCTGGTCGCGCAGCTGAACACAAAGACGCGCTACTTTTTCCTGCAGAAAGATGGAACCATGCTGACCCAGACCAACCTACGCCGCATGTGGAGCAGCTTCCACCGCGCCTGCGATCGTGCTGCTGGCGCTAAAATATACCGCAATAAGATCATCGAGCACGCCTTTGCCGAGGATATCACGCCGCACTATCTGCGCCACACCTACTGCACCAATCTGTATCGTCAAGGCGTGGATCTAAAGACCGCGCAATATCTCATGGGGCACGCGGATATTTCCACTACTGCCAACATCTACAGCCATGTCACCGAGGAGGATGTTCGGAATATTACTGCTAAAAAAGGAAAAAATAAGGGTGGAATCAAGAAAAACCCATATTTATAA